TTAATTCAACCGAGTTTGACATATAATCAACAGATTCTTTAAATCTTTGAGATTCATCGAAAAAATCAAACTCTATAAAATTTTGACCGAGAGCAGAAAGTGCACCAGTCAGACCATTAAAGAAGTTTCCTACATTTTGCACTAGCAACTGTAGTTGTGTTGCTACTCTTTGAATTCTGCTTATGATTGCTCTAATTCTTCGAGCAATGGCAGGTAAATTCTTGATTGCCCAAGCAACTAATATAGATCCTATGAAGTCCATAACTCTTCCTAGGAATCCCTTCGTACTATTTCCAGCAACACTTCCTTGTCTAGCAGTCGCTCCAGAGAGAGTATTTGCTTCTATCAGACTCTCTTGCTCTCTTCTTCTTACAGCGTCCCTTCTTTTAAGAAAAGTCTCTTGAGATATGCGCATAGACTTTCTATTAAGCGCAATCGATCTCTTCAGTGTGCCCTGTATTGTCTTGGCACTACTTTGAGCAGATTGAATACCTCTACCAAGTCCTGTTATTGATTGTGATATATTTCTAATTTGTATCGACATATTAGGTCACCACATTATAATTGACTTGTGAATACAAGGTATAGAAATTATCAATATTGCTTGATGGAATATTAGGAATTTTAGATGCTTGAGCACCACCTTCTGCAGGAACTGATTGTGGATTTGAAGATTGTGGAATGATATTTACTTGTGGTTCTGGTTTTGGTGTGGGACCAACTTGAGATGAGGAAGTTGATGATGAAGATGAAGATGAAATTTGTGCAGCAGGTGGTTCCTGTGATCCTGATGGTGACACATCCGCAGGTTGTGTAGAGTCTTCACTCTGGAAGTTTGCTTGAGAAGTATTTGCTTCTACACCATCCTCTTTTGAAGAATCGCCTGAAGATGAAGAATCTCCACCCATCAAGGGTTCTGTTGGTTGAACATTTGATGACGTGTCTGCTGCAGATGCTCTTTGTGCTTTTGCTTCTTCTACTACAGCAGCTGCTTGTGCTTGTGCATTTGGATCTTTTCCAAAAATATTCATTCCAAATGCTTCTGCAATTTCATCAGCAGCAAAACCAATACTCATCAGACCTTTAACTAGTCTACCAGGTCCAAACATACCCAAAGCAAGAATGGCAGTATCTACATACTCACCATTCTTCAAATTCATAAATGCAGATATACCGTTAAAGAGACCTCCAAATATACCGCCACTAGGTTTCCCTCCACCAGGTTTCCCTCCACCAGGTCGTCCAGGTACTCTAGGTTGTGGTTGTCTTGGTAAGGGTGAACGTGGAGCACGTCCAAACAATCTACCAACCGTATTAGCTGCAGATGCAGATGCTCTTCTAATCGCATTCATCAATGCGACAAATGGTTTTCTAATTAATCCAGTATAGATGCCATTCATTATGGCACCACCAACACCGATTATCGCTCGTATTGCTCTGCTAATTCCAAATCTAGCAAGAGTGAATACTAAAAGAACCCTTCTTAATCCAGTTAAGATATTTCCTTTTATCTCTTCTAACTTACTTTTATTTCCTTCTTGTGCTGCTTTAATCGCAGCAAATATTCTTCCAGTTAACCAACTTGCTCCAAGTGCAAGGAAGAAATTTTGCAGTCTCGCCAACGCATTCATTGCAGGACCTGCAACTTTTTGCATTGGTTTTACAAGTGCATTCTGCATCTTGCGTTCAAAGACACTCTCCTTTCCTTCTCGGAGTGCCTGTTCTGCTAATATTCTTTCTCTATCTTGCTCTTGCTTTTCTTTCATCCTCTCTAAGGAGGATGCTTGCGACAACTGATTAGAAATGGTCGCAAGAGAACTACCGAAAGAATTGACCCTGATGGAGATCCTTTCTAACTTAATACCTAGATTTGCTAGTTGTTCATCAGAGACTTCCGCCATCCCTTGCTCTTTCCTTCAGTGTTTCCTCTTCAATAAATTGCTTGAGAAGTGTGAGATAGATTTCTCTTTCCCAAGGTATCATATTTTCTAGTTCTGTCAAGCTATATTTATGATGTTGAATTAGGGCAAAATTTACCTTATAGTATGACTCAAGATCAATATGAGCCATACTCACACGAAAAAAGCCGATAAACCCTCAAGAACAACATTACTTTCAACTTCAGTGTTTGGATTTTTGACTTTAAATGTATGTGACAATTTTGGCATTGTCTCAAAAAATCCTTCAATCTGCTTGAATTGTTTAGAACTCAACTGTTCCATAAATTCTGCCAATTCTTTCTTGGTACAATCTTTTGCAGACCAAGACTCCTCTTCATTATAAACTTGTTCGATACAAGCTGAAACGATTTCAAAAGTATCCTGCAAACTTACATTGTCACTCATAGAGAAGTTACTCTTCACAAATTCTTCCATTGATGGATACTTCATCCTCAGTGTCAAATCATCATCTAATTTAATATCTCGTGTGTGTCCTTTAGTTTTTTCAACTTTGATTTCATCCAGAGGAATAACTACAGGAACCTGAGTAACTCCATCATCTGGACAAGTTACAAGAACCTCTACTTCTTCACCTACAGACTTGCCACGAATGTTGAGAAACAGATACTCAATATCAAATGTTGAAAGTTCTTCTACTTTAACACCACGAGACAAGATACAATTCTTGATCACAGTTTTGACTGCATTTGTGATCTGCTTTGTATCTTCGCTCTCCATTGCGATGATCAGAACTTTTTCTTCCTTAACTAAAAATGGTCTATACTTGATTTTCTTTCCAGTTGAAGGCAACGTCAACTCATAAGTTGGTGTAGAAATCTTTGGTAATGGCATAATGTTAGATTACGATAAAATTATTTAGTGGTGTTTTCAGAACTTTCTATTTTTCGTATTCAGAAATTACTTGTCCACTGCCACCTGCAGCTTTTTTACTTCCCTTAACTTTTGAAGCAGTGTCTCTCGTTTCACGTTTAGCACTATCTACAACCTTGGAATTTCTACTATTGTTCCTTACAGTTGAAGTGATAGCATCAATAGCATCACCAAGAACACCACCTACCCTATTATTATCCGTTCCTCTAGCAATATCAAGACTACTTACTCTACCTGCAACGTATCTATCAAAGTTAAATGACGCAGTTGCTTTCAGAATATCAGATCCACCATAAGAGACAGGTGTATTGCTGAAAGAAATTGGGAACATTCCAAAGAATGTATATTCAATAGACTGTCTATAGTCGCGATCAAACTTGACGATTTTTGTTCTATCACACTTATAATCATCTGGATACTGCATTCTGAAGTAGTACCCCTGTTTTCCATTGCTTTCTCCAGATCCACTGGCAATAAATTCAGTCCAGTGCTCAAGAAACTTCATAGTCTTGTAGTCCTTATCAACATAGAACTCAAGATCAATTTGAGTGAAGATCCTTGTATGTGCCATCTTTTCACCGACACCCATAAAGTTTCCTGTGATGTCAGCAGTTCCAAGAGATGATCCTGGAATTTGTGCTGTGCTGCAAAGAAGTCCTGCAGTCTCGCCAATAAATCTACTATCCACACCTCTAATCGCTAGGTGTTGACGTAAAGGAAAAGACAAACCACCAAAGGTCAACTGGTAGTGAGATGTTTGTGCTAAGTTTGAGAACGTTGGTTTGAACTCTGATATCTTTCTAGGTCTTGGTGCCGACACTCTAAATACCTATACTGGTTTCGTTATTATTATTTAGATGGCATATAAAGGAAAATATCAACCTTCCCATCCTAGAAAATATAAAGGAGATCCGACCAATATTATATACCGTTCTCTCTGGGAACGCAAGTTTATGGTCTACTGTGATAATAATGAGAATATTCTAGAGTGGCGTTCTGAAGAGATTGCCATTCCATACAGATCTCCAATTGATAAAAGGGTTCATCGTTACTTTCCAGACTTTGCTATCAAGGTCAAAGAAAGAAATGGATCTCTGAAGAAATATTTGATAGAGATCAAACCAAAGAAACAATGCTCGCCTCCAGCAAAACCAAAAAGGCAGACTAAAAAATATCTGAATGAAGCATATGAGTATGCCAAAAATCAGGCAAAGTGGAGAGCAGCAAATGAGTGGTGCTTGGATCGTGGTTATGAATTTAAAGTGTTCACTGAAAAAGAATTAGGTATCTAAAATGGCACAACCTACAGATACTGATCTAAATTATAATAGGATACGCACAGTATCTGATGGTTTGAATGGCACTGAAGATCCTGATGATCTGATGATGAAATTGATGGAGTTGATGGATGAAGGTGCTAAAACACCTGAAGTTGGAAAGTATTATATCTTTGTTTATAATCCCAAAACACCCAACATTGAATATGATCAAAATCCTCTGGTTGCAGTGACTGATGTATTCTCTTGGGGATTTCGTGGAGTTAATTTTCACTGGGGTAAAGTAAGACAATATACCTTTCAAGAAGTAGCAGGTGGACTCTATGAAGCCTACCCAGCAGAGGTAAAAGATTTGCAAGCAATACCTTTTGGTAATATCCAGCTAAATAACTAAAAAATCTCTAATGTCCAGAGAAGCAAAGATGGAGCGAAATAGAATTCGCATCCAAGAAAGAAGAAAGCAAAATAGAGCCAGAAAGGCTGAAGGACAAAAAAATCCTGAACCAGATGCTGGTGGAAAATCAAAGGGTGCCCAACAGAAGATAATGAGATATCCTCTGTCAATGATTGATAGCAGCACAGATTACTTGAAGATACAAATACAAGAATACAAGAACAAACCAGCAAAAGCTTTACTTGATTCTGTAGAAAGCACTGAGTATC